GGTTCGAATCCTACTCTGACTACAAAAAACAGAAGCTCTTCATTGTGGAGAGCTTTTTTTATTTAATTTAAACGCACAAAACAAATAAAACTATGGCAGACATAACTATGTGCCCAGGGACAAATTGTCCCCAGAAAGAAAATTGCTACAGATTTACAGCAAAGGCTAATGAATACATGCAAGCGTATTTTACAGAAGCACCAATAAAAGATGGAAAGTGTGACATGTATTGGGGAGAGAATGCAGAATCAATTTGGAATCAACTAAAAGAGATAGTCAAATGAAACCATTCGTAGAAACAAGATTAAATACATCAGTAGACCAAGTTATAGTTATTCAGCAAGATGAGTTTAAAAATAAAGGTATACACCTAATTATATCAGAAGCAGATAAGTCTTATGAATACAGAGTGTATTTAACAGAAGAAGAAATTGCTGTACTAATTAAGCTAATTAAACAAATGCAAGAACTATGAAACAGACAGCAGTAGATTGGTTATTCAACAGATTGTGGGAGACACCAAAGGATAAGTTTACTTGGCACACCATCTTAGAAGAAGCCAAGCAAAGAGAGAAGATGCAAATAGAATCGGCACATAGACACGGTGCATCTGATCTTATTCTGCATCGATACAAAATGGAACAGTATTACAAAGATACCTACGAAAACGAATGAACATCTATCTAGGACAACAAGCAAAAAGCCTATTTTATATGAGGGAAATACCTGTTGATTCAATAGGTGTATTTCAATCTCATGTAGGTGAGTGGTTGTATTGGTATAACGATGGTTTTACCTATGACACAGGATTCGCTGATAGCGAAGCAGAAGCATTACAAATAGCAAAGAAGAACTTTAAACCTTACAAGAAATGAAAAAAGAAATTAAAAGACCAGAAGATTTAGCACCAAAGGGTGTAAAAAGTACAATTAAAGGAAACTATAGTTTTAATGAAGTATTTCAACACATTTACAACGAAGCAAGAAAACCAGACGAAGCATGGAAAAGCAATTAAACACATATCAGCATTGGGTTGATATTCATTTAAGCAAAGAGGATGCAGAAAAGTTTTTTGCCAATATGGCAAATGAACAAGATCCACTTAATCCTTCAACTCAAACAGTAGAAGATGAGTTTCTATACTCTGCATTTATTTGGGACAGATCAAATGAAGGACTTGAGTATTGGATGCGAGTCCAAAAAAATATAGAAGAGAAAAATGGCTGGGAGGGTTGATGACAAAGATGCAATATGGATAGAGGCTAACTTCAAAGTTAGCTTCTACCAGCCTGAAGATTTGTTAGCAGGCATGTGGTTCATGAATAGTCTTTATCCAGGAACTGATAGAGAGTTTGTTGAATTATGGCTCCTCGAAGAGGATATTATTGAGGAAGAGTATGACAATTTTGTGGCAAAGCATGGTTTTCCTGTTGAGCCAATGGTCACACTAGAGATGAGCAATCCTGATGAACCTGATTTAATTGTGGCGTATTCGCCAGAAATAGGATGGTTGCATGAAGATGATGAGCTAAGACCATTTGACATTGATGATGCAAACTGGATTATTCAGAACAATGATGGAAAGGTGCATATATTGATTGATGGTGAAGCATTTGATCAGGATGAAACAATCTACACTCTTACAGAGGATCAAGAAGTGATATTAAAATATTTCTTTCTTGAGGATTATGAAGAAGAAGATTTGACAGAGTAACTAAAATTGTGTATTTTACTAATGGAAAAAGTTATTAAGTTATTTTCAACTTTGTTAATGTTCATAGGTCCAATTTCATCATCAAATGAAAACAGTCACACTTTCATTTTAAAATACGATTACAAAAGTGATCACACAACAAGATCATTGATTGAAAAATTTGAAGGTGTCAAACTGACTGCTTACAGATGTCCATCAGGAATTCCAACAATTGGAATAGGCTCAACCTATTACGAGAATGGAAGATCAGTAAAGATGGGTGATGTGATTAGTTTGGGTAGAGCGAATCAACTTTACGACTTTAACATCAATCAAATTGAAAAGCAATTGAAAAACTTAGTCAAAGTTGAATTAACAAAGAATCAAAAATCTGCACTCACTAGCTTCTTGTACAATGTAGGATATGGAAATTTCGAAAAATCAAAATTATTGGAGATGATAAACAAAAATCCACATGATTTTAGAATTCAACATGAGTTCATGAAATGGACAACATCAAGAGGAAGACCAATGAGAGGCTTAAGAAAAAGAAGAATTGAAGAATTAGAATTGTATTTCACAAAAAACAAACGTTAAAACCATGGCAGTAGAAATTTATTTAGAACCAGAGCTAGAAGAAATGATTGGCTCAAAAGAAGTGACAGAAGAGTGGAAGCAGATTGCTGAAGAACTTGGTATGGAAGGTCAGTTAAAACTAATCGCACCAAAATCAAGTGGAGAAACTGATAAGAATCCTTCTCCATACATCCACATGAATAAGAAAGCAGAGAATGTCTTTGCTATTCTTTGTCCAGAAGTTGTTGATTACAAGAAGTATGACAAGTCTACCATTCCAAGAGAAGTAATGAGAGAAATTGCTATGGCTGAAAGGCTGCAATTCTTTGATAAAATCTGTATTTGGTATGATGATGCTTCTCCAGATCCTCTTGTAGTTGGTTATATCAAGGTGGGAAATTATGAGTTTATCAAGCACATGATTGCTCGATTTGGTGATGAGATTCTTCCATTCGAAGTGCTAGAAAGAAAAGCAATTGATCGTCTGAAGAAAAGAATCACTGACAAACTAAAGGCTACACTCGCTGGTATAGACACTAAAGTGGATGGTTTCTTCAATCCTGTTCGTTACAATGATGACAATCTGAACATCGATTTCAAGACTGTAACCTTTGAACACAGAAATGGTGCATAATCAAACATATGGATGTTTTAATTTACGACATTGAAACACTCAAAGAAATGTTTCTCGTGGGGATTTATATTCCTCACGAGGACATTTATCGTGAGTTTGAGGTGAGCAAGAGCAAGTATGAACTAGATCAGTTTGTAGAGTTCACAGAGAAGTACAAAGACTTCTATTGGGTGGGCTACAACAATCTAAGATTTGACAGCCAAGTGGTTGAATGGATCTTAAGAAAGTATCAAGATTGGGGTGAAAAGTCTAATCTTGAAGTGGCAGCCATGATTGCTCAGAAGGCTCAGGATGTAATAGATGATGCAAACTATGATGTATTTGCTGAGTATCGTGAAGAAGAGCTTAGTTTGAAGCAGATTGATCTATTCAAGATACATCACTTTGACAACAAGAACAGACGTGTTAGTCTAAAGAGACTAGAGTTTGAAATGGATCTCGAGAACATTGAAGAGATGCCTATTCATCATACAAAGATTGGTATGACTCTAGAAGATAGAAAGCTCACACGTCAGTATTGTCAGAATGATGTTATGGCTACCTATGAGTTTTACAAGGTGACCATTGGTGATACAGAGCATCCGTTGTACAAGGGTAATGACCAGATACAGTTGAGACTTGACATAGAGAAAGAGTTTGATATTCCATGTATAAACTATTCAGATAGTAAGATTGGTGATGAGATCATCAAGAAATACTATTGTGAGGAGAAGAAGATGGATGTTAAAACTCTTCCTAGAAAGGGTCACTTCAGAAAGTACATCTTTCTTAGTCAATGCATTGCTCCATACGTACAGTTTAAGACTGTTCAGCTAGATCAGTTTCTTAAGAAGATTAAGAAGATGCGTCTAGAACTCACTGATGATTTCAAGGAGCACATACATTTCTATGACAATATGTATTCTTTCATGAAGGGTGGTTTGCACACAGAAAACAAACCAGAAGTATTTGAGGAGGATGAAGATCATCTCATCATTGACTGGGACGTTTCTAGCTACTATCCTGCCATTATCATCAACAACAAGCAGTATCCATATCATTTAGGAAAAGAGTTTCTCACAGGCTATAAAAAGATGTATGAGAAGCGTTTAGAACTAAAGCCTTTTGCAAAGAGCGATAAGAAGATTAAGGGTATTGTTGGTGCGTTGAAGCTTGCTGTAAACTCTGTGTATGGTAAAAGTAGTGACATGAATAGTTGGATATATGATAGACAACTCACTATGTTTACAACAATCACAGGGGAATTGTCCTTGATGATGCTCATTGAAGCGTATGAAACCAAAGAAATACGTGTCATATCAGCTAACACTGACGGTGTAACAATTCAAATCCATAAAAGCAAACTTGCTGAGATGGAGAAGATTAATGACTGGTGGTGTAAGATAACTGGATATGAGCTTGAAAGGGCTGATTACAAAAAGATTATATTCTCAACAGTTAATGACTACTTAGCAATTAAAACAGATGGAGAAATTAAAAAGAAAGGGGATTTTCTCACGGATTTTGAACTTCATAAAAACAAATCCGCCAGAATTGTCCCTCTTGCTCTTGAGCATTACTACGTTAGCGGTGTTCCTATTGCTGAAACTATTCATCTTCATAAGAATCCTTTTGATTTTTGTATAAGACAGAAATCAACTAGTGACTTTCATTATGAGGGATATAGAAAAGGAATGGAACCGTCTGTATACAACAAACTCATTCGCTACTATATCACTAAAGGTGAAGATGGGGAGAAACTCTTGAAGATTAAGAATCAAGATTCTACCTCCACAGCACCTAATAGTTCACAAGTGGAGGCTGGAGATTGGTTGTGTAAGGTGGTGAACCATCTTCCTGCAAGCACAACTGTTGCATCAATGAACGTCAACTATGACTATTACATTGATAAAGCAGAGAGTCTTGTATTGAAGATTGTCACTAAGGGTAAGAAAAGAAAAGTAGATAGAATTCCTAACCAAATTTCTTTATTTTAATTATGGAAGAAGAAAAGTCATATACGCAAATAGAGACATTACCTCCTAGCAGCTTTACTCCTGTATATTTAAGATCAATGAAAATTCCAATTAACAGAGGCAGTAGATACTTTGATTTAAATGGTGTGGTGCATGTAGTGATATACTCCAAGCCAGATGTAATCAAGCTAATGCCAATCAAAAGCAATGCTATGATTGATGTTTGGGAAGTGGATGAGTTTAAGAACCAAGTTAAGTTTTTAAAATTCACACACTTACCACACCCTCCTATAAATAGAGCTAATGTTTCAGAACATCTTCTGGAATACCAGTTCAACATGTTAGGAAAAACAATGGCAAACACTCTTGCAGAAACAGACTGGAAGACAACCTGGAAACTGACTAAGAAGCAAAAAGAAATGTTTAAGTCTTATGCAGTTGGAATACTAAAAAAAGTTTTTAGATTCAACGGTGCAAAGGCTCGTGAAACATATGAGTTCTTTGATAAAAACTTTGGACTTTTAACGCTTTGAGTCATGGCCAGTTTTCTTCTAATCTATTGTTTATTTAGCACTGCATTACTAATTGCATTAGTAGAATTTATAATTAAACACGATAGAAAACGATGAACGTACACGAAGACCATGAACACGTTCCCATTAGGGAAGCAGCAATTATCCAATTGCAAAAGAGAGATGAAGTGGAACAAGCAAACCACGAATACGAGTCAACTAGACAACCTGCAAAAATTATTGTAACTACAGAGAAGAACGATGAAGTTCAACATAACGCCCTCCCATTTTGAACAACTTCTCAAACAATCCTATAGTCTAGATCACATTTTCTTATTAAAGCTTGTAGAGGCCAATATTGACATACAACCATTAACAGATGGAAGTATGAAGATAGCTGGCCTCTATCAGTCTTTAGTCAGGAAAGGTCTTGTCTCTGATGTAAC